GATGGAAATGTTGCTGTTGGTGATTTGGCTATGGGAACTGGAACTGTTTCTGGAGCACAAAACAATATTGCGATTGGATATAAAGCGTTAGAGGATATTACTTCTGGAAGTTTTAATGTGGGTATTGGCTTAAGTGCTGCGGGTTCAACTATTGATGCTAATTTTGATATTTTACTTATAGTTGAAGACTTTTTTTTAGTCTTTTTTTTCATTTTGTTTACCTCGAAGTATGTTAACTTTTTCATCAGCTACTCGAATACGCTCACTAGACGCAAATTCAGCGTCTTCTCTTTTCATTTTCTCTAAATCTATCTTTTCTTCAAATTCTTCACTCTTTCTGTCTTCAGTTTCTGCAAATTCTTGTGCTCTTCTTTGTAAATCTAAGGCTCGTAAATCAATTTCTCTTTCTTTTAGAGCTACTAATGGATCTTTTTTAGTATTTCCAGACTCTAACTCTTCATAAGCTTGTACTAATTCCGAAATTTGCTTAGCAATTAAAGAATCGGACACGTGTTCAAAGTTTTGAGGATCATTTTTAGACATTTCCACTAAATTTTGGTCGTTTTGTATTTCTAACAACACCATTGCACGTGCTTTAAAAGATATATGTTCCATAATATGTGCTTGTAACACAGCATAAACCTGAGGATTTATGTTTACCATCCTTGTTTTCATAAAAGATAAATGAGATCTAATGTGTGCTTCATGATCTTGTTGCATAAAAGCTTGTAAAGGTATGCCTTTCATCGCATTACTATTCTCTATAGCTGGATCTAAAGGAATTGGTTTTGGAGCAGGCTTCAATAAACTATCAATCTGTTTAGTTCCTAAAGCTTCATAAACTCTATAATACGCCTCCCTCATATCGTGCATCTGTGGTGCACTTGATGCTACCTGCAACTGAGTCTGTGCTAAGGTGAACCTTTGAGACAGTGAAAAAACATCAGGATCAGCTACAGGTAAAACATCTACTTCTGGACCAAAGTCCATCATTTTAACAAATCTATTGCCACCATACACCGCATAGGGATATACGGGAGGGAGGTAGGTGCCAAATACATTTGCCAAAAGCTTAAATTCTTGACGCATAGAATAATAACAACGCTTGTGAATAGCACTCATGACTCTTGAACCACGTTCAAGTAAAGCTAAGGTGCTACCGACTGCTCTGTTTTGTTTATCATTACCAGTTTGTAAATCAGCTATAGCAGCAAATCTTTGACCTGCTTGTACCACAAACCCTAATAAAGAAAATAAAGTCTGACTAGGATCTTTAAAAGGTAATAACATAAATTGATCTTTAATATTTCCACCCGGAGCATCTACATCTCTAAACTCTCCTGGTTGAAAAGGTTGTTCATCATCACGCACTCTAATACCACGGGATTTAAATCCTGCTGGTAGGTTACTTAAAGTTCCTGCATCTAATAATTGTCTAAGTGCTGCAGTTGCCGCTCTAGATAATCCTCCTATCATATGTATCAATCCAAACCCATAAAATCCCAAACCAGGTAAAAATTTGAAATGAACAAAATAATCTTGTCTTTTATAAGTAACATCATCTTGTTTGTAATTTCTATAAATAGATAATATCTCTTGCGAACCTTCATCGATTGTCACTATATATGGTACTTTTACATTCTTTAAATCTTCATCAACTTCATACTCTTCTAAATCTAAATCTACGTGCATCTCTAAAATATTAAATTGATAGTCGCTATCTTCGGTATTGTTGACACCATCTAATTGATCGTATTTATCCTGCACTTCACTGTCGTCAGATCTAGATGGAAGTATTTCTATGTCTCTGTAAAAACCTGCTCTTTGTTTTTTTAAAATATCGTTTTCACTCATTTTTAAAATGTGTGTTACACGATCACAATCTTTTAAATCCGTTGCGTAGTAAGGAACCACTAAGTCTTCAGCGGGCACAAATTTACTTACTGCTCTTTGCATCATATCATCAAAGTAAACTTTTTTAAAAGTTGAACCAGCAAGAGGAAGATAAAACAACATTTGATCAAACTCAGGAGTATATTCTTCCATCTTGTCCATCAACATATAGTTCATATACTCTTTTACTCTTTGTGCTTGTTGTTCTCTTTGTGGTGTACGCTCTCCAATAACTTGTGTTTTAACTGGACCATTAGCAGGTAATAATTCTTTATATGCTTGTGCTTGAAATTGTGTTACTGCCTCTGCTAGTAATGGATGCGTTACCGAACTTGCTCCTGCAAAAGGTCTGCTTTCTTCAGAGTATTTAAATCCTAATAAATCTAAACCTTTTATGTAAGATTGTTCCCAATCATTTCTTGATTCTTTGTCTTTTCTATAATCTGCAAGTAAATCATTTGCCATTCTTCCAAGAACTCTTTCATCAATTTGCTCTGCTAAATTAGAAAAAAATTCAATAGCTTGTTGCTCTTGCGAAAAATCTTGAGCTGGTTCTTCTTGTACTGGTTCCTCTTCGACTTCTATTTCAGGAACTTCCAATTCCTCTTGTGTAGTTTCTTCTTGTATCATAATAATTTAGTAGGTTTGTTTTTTCCTAATTTACATTTAGCTTTTACAGTACCACCAACTTTCATGTAGCCCATTCTATTTCTAACTGCTTTTGGTAGATTTGGCAAACCTTTATTGTCAGCAGGAATTGGTTTTAGTTTTTTCATACCACCCTTTTTCATTGGTAAATTTAATAAAATGTCTTTGCCTATCTCTACAGCTTCGGGAGCTAGTAAAATCGTATCACGAACTCTTTTAATTTTTTTTAAGGTAGAATCTTTCTTTTTCTTACTTGCTGTGCCACCAGATTTTTTCTTTATGGGTGTAACTTTTTTTAATGCTTTATCTGCTTCTTCTATTGTTAGACTTTTTGGAATTTTTCCTCCATAAATCTTTTTTAATTTTTCCATATTCTTAACAAAGTCTTTACCTTTTCTAATACCACCTTTGTTATATGATTCAAACTCGTAGTCAGGTCTTTTAGTTTTTTTGTAATTTTCATAAGAAGTGTGCATCCTTGTTCTTTTAGAAGGTTGTCCGTAACCTGGTTCAATATCTTCTGTTGGATTTTTTCTTTTTCTTTTCTGTAAAACCACATTTTTAAATTGTGCAAATTTATCCCTTACTTTTCCTGAAACACTTTTTTTAAATCTTTTGGTTGGCACTGGTACATTATATTTTTTACCTTCACGCAAAAAACCTGCTCCTATTTTACTATCTAACATTCCTTGTACTCTTTTGGTAGTGTATTTTTTAGCTTTTTTTGCTATCTTTTTTGTAGGTTCTTTAACAAAAGCTAAAGTAGTCTTATATTTGCCCATTTTGTGCCTCCATGAATAAGTAATAGTTTACCATCTAAAACCAGATCTTACTAGACCCCCTTTGAAGTATCCCGTAGTTGGTAAATCTAACATATCATTAGGAATAGGTAAAGCTAGAAACTCATCATACAAATCAGGGTTAGGTCTTCCATTTTTTAGCTTGTCGATTTTTACTACTGTCAAATCTCCCATGTCTCCCTCAAAAAACTTTTTAAATGAACGATATGCTCGCACAGCTTCTTCTTCAGTCTTATAAGCAGCAAAGTGTTCTCGATAATCTAAAGCATTTGGAAATAAAAAATCCTCTCCTGTCGCTCTTCTAAAATCCGAAGATTCTTGTGCTCCTTTAACAAATACAAGTTTAAAAGGTTTATCTGGGTCAGATCGAGCAACCTCTTTTTTCTCAAGTTTTACTCCATATTGTTTTGCAAATTTTTCCATTGCTCTTACGATAGTAGATTTTTTATTTGGTAAACCCACGGTTTCTCCATTAGGTTTTTTGTATCCTGCAGCTCCGTCTTGACCACCATATTGAATCCAGTTAGGGTTTTTATTCATACCACGTTTTCGACCATGTAAAAATTCTACTGGGTACACTCCTATATGCGTAACATCAGGTATCTCATTAGCAGCAAGTTTCGCATAAGTTTTTACTGAGTGATCTGATATACCTTGCATACTAGATAACGGTAAATAAGGAAAGCTTTTTGCTTGCCCACTTTCTTGATAGTTTTTTAATATATCATCGCTTCTTCCAGAAAATGTTTTTCGCATAACTTTTTCTTCCACCAACGCATCTAACAATAACTCTTTGTATTGTTTTGATTGTGTATCTGTAAGTAATCCTTGTTCTACTCGTAAGTCATCTAACTCATCGAGTCTTTTTCTAATTTCATTAACTTTAATATTACTTGCTTCTAATCCAGTTTCCGCAGTTTTTGTAAAAAACTCAGCATTAAAAGGATTGATTCTTTCTTGTCCTTGTCTTTTTAACTCTCGCAACGCTTGACTAAAGTCTCCTTGCAACTCGTTAATCATCAAAATACTATCACCATTTGCCATTTTTTGTGTGGTGTACCTTGAAAAATATAAAGGATTCACTTGTAATCTAGTCATTTCATTACCCGTAGAAGGCATTTTTCCCGGTGTTTGTCCAGCTATTCTTTCCATACCTTTTTCTACATTTTTAGAATTCGTTCTAGATAAATGTGTTCCATGAAAATGATTGTGTTTGTTTTCAAGTGCATTAAAAAAACCTTTTGTATGTTCAGGTAAATTTAAAATAATTTCTCCGTATCTATCTTCACCTCCTATAGCGTAACTTGCATAACTTCGATATGCTGGAGCTAACCTCTGATCTGAGGCTTTCATATAAGAATCAAATAATTTGTCTTCGTTTTTTCGTACTGTTTTAAAAGCTTTTAATAGTTGGTCTGGAAATTCTTGTGTTGATTTAGGTATTTCTGCACCTTTGTTATACGCCATATCAAAAAGATTGTTCGATCTTCTTTTTAAATCTTCTATAGTTTGTTTGACTGCTCTTTCAACTGTTGCTCTATGATCGTCTCTTAATTTACCTCCCGTGGTTTTAAACATTTTTACATATGATAAATAATCCATAGGAGTATATCCTGATTCTTGTGCAAATCGATTTAATTTATTATAATTTAAGGCACGCCCGTCTATGAGTTCTTGTGGCATTTCTGCATGTTTGTGTAAGCCGTCTGTTATAGATATGTGTCTACTAATTCGTGCTAACCCGTTCAAATAACTATCTAGTCCTTTTCTTATATTTGCAGTATCCGCCTCTGTGTATCCACTAACATCTCTTCCTTGTGCATCTTTGCCTGTTACTTTTTTAAATCTTTTATCATTTCTAATAAAACTAGCGATGTTTTCAAATTCTTTGTCAACAAGTTTTTGCAAAGTCATATACGCATCTTCTACTGTTTCTATACCTTTTTCTAATGATTTTTCTTGATTATCTAAATATCGAAGATGTGTAGCACGTACGTGATACAAAGGATTGTTTTCTACCAAATTTACTAAATCTCTTTTTGATAATTTCACTCCTCTGTCTTGAGCGGCTTTTAAATAACCTCCAACAATTTTATCTTTTTTACCAGTGGCTATTTCTGTTTTTAATTGTTTTTTTAAAGTGTTTACATACTCATCCATTTGTTTTACACCAAACCTTTGACGTAGTTTATCTAAAGCATATACAATTTGTGGATCATCCATTGTAGTTAAATCTTCTATAATCTCTTGGTTTAACTGTCCTTGTGTTTTAAATAAATTGGAATCATCAATCTCTTGTTGCTTTATCGATAAATCCATTTTATCTAAACGTGCATCGGTAGTGCTGTTCACTGATTTGTTCATACGTCTCTTAATCCATTTCACCCATTCATCGGCAGTCAACGGTTCGTTTTTTGGATGAGCTATAATCTGTTGACGCAGAACCGATGATCTTGGAACAATAGACGTTGTATTTTTTTTAAAGTCTTGTATCTTTCCTAAATTTGTAAACGTGTCTGATGTGTCTGGCACATAGGTTTCATCTTTAGGAACTATTTTTTGTAAAGGTTTATTTTCTGCATCGAGTTGTAATGCAGCAGAGTCTCTCTTAATCGCTTTTATTTTTTGTAACTCTTCAAAACTTAATCGTTCTTCCACTTGTTGTTCCGTGGGCACAAGCTCCTTTTGTACTGGCACAAGCTCCTTTGAAAAAACATCAATATCATCCACAGATGTGGGAGCTGTTTCTTTTGGAGTAGTTGCTTTTTGAACGGCTGGTTTAATTTTTTCTTTGATTAACGAGCCAAGTCCCTCGGCTAATTTTTTAAAAATTGAACTAGCCATCGCACTTACAAAGTTTACCAAATAATCTTTTTTTAATTTTCTTTATAGATTTTTTAATTCTTTGTATAATTTTTTTCATATATCCTCCAATCAATTGTCATAATAATAAAAAGGTTTATCTATTAAACCACCTTTTGCGTGTTGTGTTGGTTTAGTTATTTTTTTTTCAAGAAAAGCCTCTGCTGTTTCGTTTTTTTTAACTTGTTTTTTTATCTCTTGTAACTGAACTAAAGTTCTGTTGAGATGATCAAAAAATCTGTGTTTACTTACAGGTTTACCTTCGATAGTTAATTTCATAGTATTGTCTGGTTTCGTAACAAATTCTTGTTTTAACTTAATAATTTTTTTACCTGCATCTGTTAATAAAACAGAAAGAGGTCTACCAGACTCTACAACATCTTTTGTTAAAAATCCCATGTCTATAAGTTTTTGTAATATACGTATCATGTTTTCTAATAATAATTATATTGTTTCGGTGGTCGATCTTCGTTATCCACATAATCCGAGTATAACTCAACAAAGTTCCCTTGTCTGTACCTAAGTAGAGCTTGTGTCATACTATCTACAAAATCATCATTGGCTCCGTGAGGAAAGGCGGCCACTTCATCGATTACATCTTCTGCAAACTTTTCACCATGTGGAAACCATACGGCACCACTTTCAAACAAAGGGGCTACTGCATTAACTCTGGCGTGTTTATCATTTCCTCTTGTCGGTGTAAAAGGAACAACGGGTATACCCATTCTACGAAATTCTTGTGTCAATGGTTCACCACTAGCTTTTTGTTCTATGATAACAGTTTCAGGTTCCCAATATTTATACGCATCTAATGCTACCACTTTCAATTCAGGAAAATCATATTTGCCTCGCATCGCATCTAGCAAAATTACATGCGGTGTAGCCTCATCAGGAAAAAAAATACCCCACGTAGTAATCGCAGAATAATCCGCAGTTTCTTTTTTACTAAACGCTGTATCATAACTTTGTATCACATGCACTAAATTAGGAACATGTTCACCCTTCCAAGGTTGCCACCATTCTCGTTTGATAATCGCACCTTCCTCTGATGTAGGCTCTTGCATATACTGAGCCGACCAGTTACGAATTGGAATCGATGCTTTGACTCTTTCTAAATCCTCTAACTCCCAATACTCAGGCCACACTGGGTTCCCTGATTCGAGAATCGCTGGGAATGAAATTTGTCGCCATGTATCTGCTTTTGGTTCCGTTTGAGCCTTCAACAATCTGCCTGTTAAATCATCTTCTGCCCATCGTGTCATTACCAATAATATTGAGCCTCCTGGTTGTAATCTTTGTCGAGGACCTGAGGTGTACCAATCATACGCTCGTTCCATTGCCAAGTCTGACATAGAGTCTTGTTCCGTGTGCGGGTCATCGATAATCAGTAAGTCCGCACCACGACCCGTGATACTCGCACCAACGCCCGCGGCATAATATTCACCGCCCTGATTTGTTTCCCATCTACCTTTTGCCTTGGAGTCCTCACGAAGTTTTACGTCTCCAAAAATTTGTTTGTACTCTGGTGAATCAATAATATTACGAACCTTACTTCCGAACCTTACTGCAAGTTCTGTGTTATGAGACACTTGCATAATTTTCATTTTTGGAAACTTC